AATTCAACGTACCGATCTTCTCTGCAACGCAAACGACTCGTTCTGGTTATACTAGCACGGATCCTGGGCTTGAAGATACGTCCGAGTCTTTTGGATTACCCGCGACCGCAGATTTAATGTTTGCATTAGTTTCATCAGAAGACTTAGAAAGTCTAGGACAAATAATGGTAAAACAGTTAAAGAATAGATATAATGATCCTACACAATATAAAAGATTTGCTATTGGTATTGACAGATCTAAAATGAGATTATCAGATATAACTGAACCAGAAAAAGATTTAATTGATGATAAGCCTGTATTTGATAATAGTAAAGTAAACGAAAGATTCAAAGATTTTAAAATGGAGTAAAACATGAAAGAATTTGAAAAAAACTTTGGTGAAGGAACTAAGTGGGATTTAGATTATGGTAAACTAACAATTCTCGCTTTATGCATATACATAGCAATCAAGGTATCATAATGGAAGATGACAATCATATCCCAGAAGATGATGAAAATTTTGAATATGCATATGAAAAAATTTATAAACTTATTTTAGAACTTTCAAAAGAAGATCAAGTTGATCCTCTTTTAATAGCTGGTATTTTATCTACGAGCGCTTTGAGCATATACAAGACTTGTCTATCACCAGAGGAATATGATGAGATGATTGACCAAATATATGAACTTAAAGATAATATTAAAAGTTTTAAATCTCCAGGTCAAATGTTTAACAAGAAGGGGAGAATATATCATTGAAAGTTAAATTATTATCATATACACAATCAAGTCCTATGAGATATGAATTAAGAGATGTTCAAAGAATAATTGCTTATTGTGCTAGAGTATCTAATCCTAATAATCAACATAACTCAGAATCTTCTGATAAATTACTAAAATATTTAATCAAAAATAAACATTGGTCTCCATTTGAAATGGCTTCATTAGTTATGGAAATAGAAACTACAAGAGACATTGCAAGACAATTATTGAGACACAGATCATTTTCATTTCAAGAATTTAGTCAAAGATATGCTGATCCTACAGATGATTTATCTTTTGAAATTAGACAAGCTAGATTACAAGATAATAAAAATAGACAAAATAGTATTGATACTGATGATACGGTATTACAATCTTGGTGGGATGCTCAACAAAAATTTATTATAGAAAATGCTCAAAGAATTTACAAAGAAGCTATAGATAAAGGAATAGCAAAAGAACAAGCTAGAGCTATATTACCAGAAGGTAATACTAAATCAAAATTATATGTTAATGGAACAATAAGATCTTGGATT